AGATGCAGTACCGCGAGTGGCTCGACTACCTCGTGCGGAAGATCTGCGCCGTCTACCTGATCTCACCGCAGGACATCGGCCTCTCGTTCAACATCAACCGCTCCGAAGGAGAGATCCAGCAGGAGCTGACCCAGGATCAGGGGCTCCGACCGTTGCTCGCCCTCGTCCAGGACTACTTCACTCGGGAGATCGTCTGGGACGACTCGTATGGAGGTACCGGCAACAACCTCGCCTTCCGCTTCACTCGCCTGAACATCAAGGAGTCCATGTCCAAGGCCAACATCAACAAGTTGGCGCTCGCAGGCATGCCTTACAAGACGGTGAACGAAGCGCGGCAGGACGAAGGTCGCCCTCCCCTCGGGGACATCAACGACGAGAACAACCCGAACAACAAGCTCATGGCGAACACTCCCCTTGGCGTCGTGACGGTCGATGAAGTCCTCACGGCCAAGGAAGTCGCCACCCCGCCGCCCGCCCCGGCTGCGGGCCAGTCGAACGGCTCCAAGCCCAAGACTCCAGCCAAGTAACCGGCCCCGGGCCCAGCAGAGGAGTCACCAATGGCCGCAACTCTCCAGCTTGCGGTGTCGTTCGGGTCCACCCCGACCGTCACCGTCCCCGTGACGGGTATCGACCTGATCTCGGCCGACAACGCGACGAATGACCTTGCCAACCGGCAGGCCAACCCGATCACGGTCGGAACCAACTCCTACGAGAAGTGGGTCCGCCTCAAGATCTCAGCCACCCCGACGAACTACGTCCAGTCGTTCAAGGTGTGGTTCAACAGCACCGTGGACACCAGCACCACGCTGTTCTTCACGGGCGCGTTCGTGACCTACTACCAGGCTTCGACGCGCACCACGATCTCCAACGTGGACGCCACGGGCTACACCTCTGGCCTCAAGGCCACCTGGGACCTCGCCCAGTACACGTCGGCTCAGACCGGCGCGTTCACCAAGTACCTCGTCCTCCAGCTCGGCGTCGCCTCCACGGCGGGCCCGGGAAACTGGACGCAGCAGACGGTGAACTACTCCTACGACGAGGCGTAGTCACCGGCAGGGGGGCGGTCGGCACAGCCGCCCCCCTGCATCCTCATCCAAGGAGGGATCGTGCGAGTCCTGATCACGGGCGGCGGGGGCATGCTCGGAAGTGCCGTGCTGCCCGCGTTCATCGCTGCGGGACACAAGGTGGACGCTACCGACCTTGTTCCGCGTGAGGGGATCAGTTTCCTTGATGTCCGCGACTACGTTGCGATCCAGCAGGCCATCTCGTACACGGACCCTGACATCATCCTTCACCTGGCTGCTGAAACGGATCTCGAACGGTGCGAGATGGACCGTGATCACGCGTGGCTGACCAATGCCGTCGGAACGCAGAATGTCGCCCTGATCGCTGCCCAGTACGACATCCCCATGGTCTACATCTCGACCGCAGGCGTGTTCGACGGGACCAAGGCGACCGCCTACGACGAGTTCGACCGTCCCAATCCGATCAACGTGTACGGAGCGTCGAAATACGCTGGGGAAAGGTCGGTTCGCCAGCTCAGGAAGCACTTCATCGTGCGAGCCGGATGGATGATCGGGGGCCATGCCCTTGATCACAAGTTCGTCTCCAAGGTCATCGCCCAGCTCGATGCTGGTGCCGGGATCATCAGGGCCGTGGATGACAAGTGGGGAACGCCGACCTACACCGCCGACTTCGCCGCCAACCTCCTCGAGCTCATCGAGACACCCCTCTACGGCCTCTACCACATGACGTGCGAAGGGGGCGGGACCAGATACGACGTGGCAAAAGAGATCGTGGCTCATCTCGGTCGAACGGATGTCACCGTCGTCACGGCATCGAGCAAGCTCTTCGCGATGGAGTACTTCGCCCCCCGCCCACGCTCGGAAATGATGGTCAACTACATGCTCGCCCTGCGTGGGCTCAACCGGATGCGGCCCTGGCGAGAAGCGTTGCGGGCCTACCTGTCCTCATCCTCGGAGGGAACATGAAGACCGTTCTGGTCACTGGTGGCAACGGGTTCATCGGCCGCTACGTCGTAGAGGAGGTCGCCAAACGTGGATACCACGCCACGGTCCTCGACACCCGCTACCGGGAGTCAGCAGCGGGAGCAGACCTCGTCCTCGGAGACATCCGGGACGCCACTTCGGTCACCGAGGCCGTTGCCCACGCAGATGGAGTCATCCACCTGGCTGGCGTACTCGGTACCCAGGAGACGATCAAGAACCCTCGCCCTGCTGCGGAGACGAACATCATCGGGGGCCTGAACGTTCTCGAGGCATGCGCCCAGTACGACGTGCCGCTCGTCAACATCGCCGTCGGGAACTTCTGGATGAACAACACCTACTCGATCACCAAGAACACGGTCGAGAGGTTCGTTGAGATGTTCGTTCGCTTCCGGGGCAGCAGGATGACCGTCGTCCGCGCCCTGAACGCCTACGGACCGCGTCAGGCTGCCGCAGCGCCCTTCGGACCCTCCAAGGTCCGCAAGATCATGCCCAGCTTCATCTGCCGGGCCCTCACGGGTGAGCCGATCGAGATCTACGGCGACGGGAGCCAGGTCATGGACATGATCTGGGTCGAGGACGTCGCCCGCATCCTCGTGTCAGCCCTGGAGAAGACCTCCAGTGATCAAGTGGCCCATCTCGTCACCTACGAGGCCGGGACAGGCCGCCAGACGACCGTCAACGACATCGCAGCCATCGTGGCCGGCGAGGTCTCCGCCCTGACCCACAAGCACGTCGAGATCGTGCATCTTCCGATGCGGGCAGGCGAAGACGAGAAGTCCGTCGTCATAGGTGACCCATCCACCCTCGAACCACTCGGCATCTCCGATCTCACGGCTCTCGAGTCCGGGGTGAAGAAGACCGTCGCCCACTACTACGGCCTCCTGCTGGCGGAGGGCCTTCTGGGGTGATCGTTGACGTCTTCATGTTCCTTGACGATTTCGACATGCTCGATTGCCGTCTCTACGAACTTGACGGCATCGTTGACCGCTTCATCGTCATCGAAGGTGACATGACCTTCTCGGGCATTCCCAAGCCCTACCTCCTCACCGAGGCCATGGCCGCAGGGCGCTACTCCGCCTACCCGATAACCGTCGTCCGGGCGGAGCTCGGGGACACCTCGATGATCCCCTTCCAGGCCAAGGACTGGATGACGCCAGAGAGCAAGCCGAACTGGAGGCGCGAGGAGAAGCAGCGCGATGCTGCCAACCATCTTCTCGCGGACCTGTCGGGAGACGACCTGGTCATCTACGGCGACATGGACGAGATCCCAAGGCGGGAGATCGTGGCTGGCTTCGACGGTCAGCCGATGTGCCTGTGGATGTACTACCTCGTGTATTCACTGCGTTACCGGCACCCGGTGGCGTGGGCTGGCCCGGTCATCGGGAAGCGTGGGAGCATCGGATCCAGTCCCAAATCGGCCAGAGATGACCGCCAGGGGAAATACCAGAGGATCCCCGACGCCGGATGGCACCTCGGCTGGTTTGGAGAGCCCGAGGACAGAATGCAGAAACTCGCCGCCCACACTCACCAGGAACTGGCAGAGGAGACCAAGGGCGGTCTCGCGGTGGACTATCCGGCCCAGATGATCCATGTCAACAGCGGCGTAAAGCTTCTCGACTACGACTACGACTGGGGCTTACCGCGCTGGGTGAGCGATGGTTACGCACCGGAGATCTGGAACAAGAAGTGGGACCCAAGGTGATCGTGGACGTCTTCATGTTCGATGACGAGTTCGACATGCTCGATTGCCGTCTCTACCAGCTCGCAGGCATCGTTGACCGCTTCATCGCCATCGAGGGCAACACCTCGTTCACTGGCATCCCCAAGGAGTTCCACCTGTCCCGGAACATCGGCCGCTTTCGGGGCTATCCCCTCGACGTCGTGAAGGTGGACATGACCGGCCCCACGGGACCAGTCCTCGAGAGGCCCTGGATGGAGCCGGGCACGATCGACAACTGGTGGCGGGAGAGCATCCAGCGCAACGGTGCCCGGAGGCTTCTCGCTGACCTTCCCGACGATACCGTCCTGATCTACGGTGACGTGGACGAGATCCCCCGCCGCTATGTCGTGAAGGGCTATCGCGGTGAGGAGCCGCAAGTCATGGCGATGACCATGCTCGTGTATTCCACAAAACTCTGGTTCCCTGCGATGTGGGCCGGCCCGGTCATCGGGCGCAAGAGGGAGATCGGGATCGACATCAACGCCATCCGCGAGGTGCGCTGGCACCTCTCTTCAATCCCGGATGCCGGATGGCACCTATCGTGGTTCGGGAACCCCGAGAGGCGCGAGGAGAAGCTCAAGCGACAGTCCCACCAGGAACTGGCCTCGATCGCCGGGGAGATCGGCTCCGACTATCCCGCCCGCCATCTCCATGTGGATGGCAAGACTCCCCTCTTGGATTACGGCGGCGATCTGCCGCACTGGATCGCGGAGGGTAACGGGCCACAGGAATGGATGCGTGCATGGTGAGAGTCCTCGTCACCGGCTCTGCCGGCTTCGTCGGAAAGCACCTCGTAAGAGCCCTCGAGGAACGCGACATCGAGGTCGTCGAGGCCGACCGCCAGACGGGTCACGACCTGACGGTCGCGATGTGGGTGCCCTACTTCGCGGACCACCGCCCCGATGTCATCGTCCACCTCGCCTCGTCCTGTTCGACGCTGGGGAGCATCCACAATCCACTGGCGACCTTCCGGGACACCGTCGTCACGGCAGCCAATGTCTCGGAGCTCGCCCGCCAGTTGAAGGTCCCGCTTCTCGTCACCAGCTCGGTGAAGGCCAGGGATGGGTCGACGCCCTACGGAGCGGCCAAGCAGATGGTCGAGACGTGGACCAGCGAGATGTCGCGGACCTACGGCTTCCCCCTGGTCCTCAATCGCCCGGGCACGATCTACGGCCCCGGACAGGAGGGATCCTACGAGTCGGGCTGGATCGCCTGGTTCCTGCGGGCTGCGCGGGAGAACATCGAGATCACGGTCAACGGGGACGGCCTCCAGGTGCGCGATCTCCTGCATGTCTCAGACTACGTCGAGCTCCTGCTTCTCCAGATCTTCAGCCCGGCCACCTACCTCAACAGGACATGGGATGTCGGGGGTGGCTCCGCGAACGTGGTGACCGTCCTCGAGATCGTTGACTACCTCAGGCTCTCCTACGTCCACGGGCCCGATCGCTACGGTGACGCCCGCGCCTATGTCGGCCACAACGAAGTTCCCGGGTGGGAGCCCAGGGTCTTCTGGAAGGAGAGCGAGACGTTCCGTTGAGCGTCGCAGCCGTCATCTCCACCTACAACAGAACGCGTCTCCTCATCGACGGTGCCCTGCCATCCGTGATGCGCCAGACGGTCCCGGTGAACGAGATCATCATCGTGGGAGACGGCACGGAGCAGCAGACCGAGGACGAACTTAAGTTGATCAGCGATCCCCGGATCAGGTACTGGAACAGGTCCCGCCAGACCTACCCGGAGAACCCTGAGCATCGTTGGTGGGTCGCAGGATTGGAGGCCCGCAACTTCGGCTTCGGTATGGTCCGATCCGAGTGGATCTCCGAACTGGATGACGACGACGAGTGGACCGATGATCACGTCGAGATCCTCATCGCGGAGGTCCAATCGTCGGGGGCGGACTTCGCCTACGGCATGAGCGAGTCTTTTCTCGAGTTCGGGAACGAGCGCCGGGAGCGGGGCCACGAGCCCCTCGGCTGCGAGGCATGCTCGTCGGGAGCATGGATCATGCGCTCCGCCATGGGCTACCGTTACGACATGGGGTGCATCGAGAGAGGCAAGCCGGAGGACTGTGATCTGTTGAGCAGGATCGTGGATGACGGCCGACGGTGGTCGTTCGTTCCCAAGGTGGTTCACCGCGTTAACCCGCGCTGGGACAAGAGGCGATGATCGAGAGAGCCGAAGCCATTGACGGCTGGATGAGCAGCGAGGAACTGACCTGGCTGGCCCGCCAGGCACGACGCCACAGTCGCATCCTCGAGGTCGGGTCGTGGCGCGGTCGCAGCACAGCCGCCCTGTCCGACAACACCGCTGGCGTGGTCTACGCCGTGGACACCTTTCTCGGGTCGCCTGAGACCGACTTCGACCCGGACTTCAAGTCCCACGACGAGAACTGGCTCTGGGAGGAGTTCAAGAAGAACGCTGCCGAGAACATCATCCCGGCCCGGATGCAGTCCGTCGAGGCAGCAGCGATGTTCGCCAAGGCGGGCGAGACCTTCGACATGATCTTCATCGACGGAGCCCACGACACGGAGTCAGTGAAGGCCGACATCAAGGCTTGGAGACCCCTCCTCGCTCCTGGTGGACTGCTCTGCGGACACGACTACTTCACGACGGTCAAGGAGGCCGTGGACGAGCTCATCCTGCGCCCCATGGTCGCGGCGGGCACGATCTGGAAGGAGACTGAGAACCTCCTGCCATGCGCCATCCTCGTGCCGTCCCTGAACCGACCGCAGAACATCAGGCGCACCGTGGAGAGCATCCACGAGTCAACGCCCGAGGAACACTTCATCCTCTTCGCGGTCAGCGACAAGGAGTCGATGGACATCCTCGACGAGCTGGACGAGTGGTACATCGACGACTCGGACGGCGAGGACCGTCGCTACGTCACCCGCATGAACAAGCTCATCTCGTACATCGATGACGCCAAGACGATGTTCTTCGGCTCCGACGACGTAATCCACCACAAGGGCTGGCTAACCAACTCCCTGAAACTCATGCAGACTGGCCCCCGCTGCGTGGTCATGAACGACATGCACAACATGGCCGGCACCCAGGCCGTGATCCACCGCGAGTACCTGTCTCAGGCGGTCTTCGACGCGCCGGGGCTGGCATTCCATCCCGGCTACAAGCACAACTTCGCGGACAACGAGATGTTCTTCACGGCCTCCATGAGGGGAGAGCTCGCATGGGCCAACGACGCGATCGTGGAACACCTCCACCCGGCCTGGGAGTCGCCCAACGCCGCACCTTGGGACG